CGGATAATGCAGAAGCATCTTTTTGAAATTGATCTTGACCTGCAACTTCACGTGCAAATCTAGATGTATCTAAAGGTATATATGTTATTCCTGCTAATTGTTTTCCGTAATCAACACCAAGGTCTGTTACGTATTGTTGTGGTAAATTTTGTACTTGTTCTATAGCCATTATATAACGTCTCCTAATCTCTGTGAAGTTTCAAACATTTCTCTAGCGCCACCTAAACCTTGTGACTCTTCCGATACTTGTCCGCCTGCTTCTAAATGTTTCATCATGTTTTCCATAACTTTTGCCCCTTGATCTATATCTCCACCACCTGCACTTCTAACAGCATCTGCGGTAAATACAAACTCATTTACACTTAATCTTGCAGGTACGTCATCTGCTTTTTCTTCTCTTCCAATAGGTACAAACCCACCTTCAGCTCTGTAATCTTTTTCCATACCACCAAGGTCCATGATTCCACCTTCTGCCATACCGATTCTACCGCCTAGATTATAGCCTATTCTCCCACCGTTAGCTGCTGCTTGTGAATATGTTTCAATCATTTCTGCTGGTGTGTATTTTCTAGCTGCAACTGATGGTAAAAAATTTAACCCTGCTGCCATTCCTTGTTTTTGATCTAGTATGTTTGCAGATTTTTTAAGGTCAGCTAGTTGTATTGCTGTGTTGTCACTTGGCATACCTGATTGTCCACCTGGTTGATTTCTATCAGAGAATAATCCTGCTGTAAGACCACCTATTATTGGTACAAGGTTTTCAGTCAATGCTGATCCAACATTACCAAGTATAGATTTTTTTTCTCCTTTTGAACCATCTGGATCATCAGTTACATAATCATAAATACTTCCTAAAGTTCTGTTTACATATTTATCACCACCTATTTCAGTTCCTGGAATACCTAAAGTATCAACTCCGTATAAAACTGCAGCTGCAGCTAGTTCAGGATTTTCTTTTATTGGGTCCATAATGTTTTCTTGAAACCATGATCCTACTCCATATTTTTTTCTACCATCAAGACCCATGATACCACCATACGCTGCCATCTGTCTGTTAGGTAAAGTTGGTCCTGTTGGTTTAGGTGCAAAAGGATTGATTGGTTTTGTAGGGTCATTAGGTAATGGTTGTCCACCTGACATTTGACCTTCAGTCATTGCTTGTTCCATAAATTGTTGTAGAGACATAGGTTCCATACCTTGCTCTATCATGTCCTCAACATATTTTAGATACTCTTCTTCTAGTTGAGCCATCATCATTTGTTGCTGTTCTTGTGGGGACTTAGGACCTTCATTACCACTATATTTTATAGATGGTGCGTTAGTCTCTAGTTCTTCTGAAATTTGTATATCTTCTATTCCCATGGTTTTACTAGTTTACTTTGTTTTACTGAACAAATCAAGAGGTGGCATGATAACTTTTACGTCCTGAGCCATCTCCTCTGGCTTGTAACCTTTGACTTCCCAGTCTTTTTTTTCTTTAAAAATCTCTCCAGTTTCCTTGTGTCTGTAAGTTTCTTCTACTTTAGCGTTGTATACTTTCATTACGATACTACCTCTTTCTTGATATTTAAATAGCTAATAGCTACGTCAAACGAATCTGCAGTGCTTGATTGTATTGTAAAGGCTTTTCCACCTTCAACTATTAGCGGTTGGGTTAATAATTCTGTTGTAACATTAGCAGTTAAAGCTGCAGATTTTATAGCTGTAATACTGTTGTTTGTAACAGTCACACTAGGTGTACCGGCTGATGTAACTAATATTGATTTAATAACATATGTTTCACTAACCAAAGGATTACCAGACCCCAAAGGTGTAAGTGCTCCACCACTTGTATTGTTGTCTAGACCTACAAATTTATATTGGTTTACTACTGCCATTAATCTAAAAAGAAACTTCTAGCTTCTATCTCTTGTTTTAATTCTTGTTGAAACGATGTATTAAGTTTTTCAATAACAGCATCTAAATCTCTGACTAACGATTGTGCTACATCTACTTCGTACTCATCACTTGCTCTTGTTAATGTTTGAACTATCTTTGCCATAAACTTGCAATGCCTCCTTCAGAATACCTACCTCTATAGCTTTCTCTGTTTGAGTCCTCTTTATTATATCCTACACTAGAACTTGTTGTTGGACCACTGTCTTTGCTATCATCACGTTCTGTCGGAGAATAATCAGGACCTGAGTAAATGGTACCATCAATCTCTACTGCACCTGCATCACTATCTAGTAATGCCTCTTCATAGTTTGCATATTTTTTATCATCAAGCATTCTATTTGTAATGTTATCTAATCTTTTATTTGCTACTCTTCTATCTCTAGCTTCGTCGTATGCAGATTGTGTATCATAACCGGTAAGTTGTTTTCTATATTTATTTGCTAAAGTTGCTGCACCCGTAAATCCAACAAGAGGTAATATACCTGAAGGCATGTTGCTCATCAAAGTATTTGCTCCTAATCTTACTCCCGCTCTTTTAAACATATTTGTTAAATTACCAGCAGAAAAAGCTGGGTTAATTCCACCACCAGTAAATATATCAATTTCTGATTGTTCTGGAGAGGCTATACCTAATTTTTCGTATGCCATGTCTATAGCTTTACTCATGCCGTATTGTTTTGCTAATGGTATTGCTATAGCCATTACTAATTGTTCCATTATCGTCTTCCTCCAGCATGTATATCTAACCTAAAAGTACCTAGTTTCCAACTACTATCTACTGCAGTATTGGATATTGTAAGAGCTATCGCTCTTCCTCTTGCACGTGTGTCTACTTTATCGGTAGAAGATGATACTGTAAAAGGACCTAGTGATGAGCTTGCTGCTGTATCATTAGGATAATTTCTTAAATCTAATTGTATAATGGAGTTTCCTTGTTGAGAAATAAAGTCAGGTATAATTCTACTAACTCTCATAATATTTTCACCATCACCTCTAAGATCACCTAAACTAGTTGCTGCACCTCTAACAACTTTTTGTGTAATGTCATAATCACCAGATGTTATACTAGCTGGAATAGCTATTGTAGCTCCTCCTCTTATTTGATTAACTCCTGTTTCATGTTCATAGTAATAGGTAACACCGTCTGTGTTTCCAACTACGTCAAACGAAGCATCATCACCTGCATCGTATTGAGTTGCATGAGGTAAACCAAACACAGCAGAATCTTGCCAAGTTGTTCTAGAAAATAAACTACTAGCATTTGTAAACCATATAGGTCTTTTAGCTGTTGAGTCTAAATAACTATATGTAACTGCTCTTGTATTAACATTTGAATCCGCTGTTGGATAAAACCATGTAATCTCACCAAACAAATTATTAATACCACAATAAATTAATTGACTAGATAAAGTATTTATATTTTCATAAACATAGTCTTCAACTAAACAATCCATAGATTCTAATTTACCAGTGTATCTAAAGAAACCATTGTCAGACATCCAATACGCAGCACCATCAACTTCAACAGCTGCGTTCTGTCCTATCAATCCACAGTTACTACCAACTTGTTCAAACGCAAAAATAAAATCTCCACCAACAAAACGCATAGTAAATAATGAATTATCACTCCAAATATATATTGCATTTCTACCGAGTTTAGCACCCACGATCCGTGATCCGGCGGCCAGTCTTTGTGAACCAGCACTATTTTCAGATGTTACAGTATAGTCTGTAATATCTTCTTGAGAAGAAAATCTTATAAACATATCGTCTTGTGTATTTTTATCACCAATAGTTGTTTCTGTTCCAAAGAAAACTAAGTGACGATCTGGCGTAGAGACTAACATATCACGTGACGCTGTTGGTGCACCACTAATAATAGTTGCACGAGTTGCAGTTGCGTTAGTTAAATCACCGTTCCATTGAAAACACTCACCATTGTGTATTAAAGCAATTAGTGTACTTCCTAAATTATCTAAAGACCATAAACCGGGATCTAGTACTGAATCAGTATTGACCGCAGCAGAACCCCATCCTGTAAAACTAGATGTGTTGGTTACAGTATCTCCACTTGAGTGAGACGCGTTTGTAGTTCCTCTAACATTTCTAGTAATACCGGTTAAATCATTTCCCGCTACTCCGGTATAAGAAATTTCTTCTGTGCCAACTTGTATAAAGTTTGTTCCGGTAGTTGGAAAACCTACTGTACTTGTTAGTGTAATATTTGTTCCTGAACCACCTGTACCAAATGCATTAGCACTTAGTGATCCATTTAAAGTAGTTGTTATTGGTCCAGTAACATTTCCACCCCATAAAGATATACCCCAACCATAAGCACCTGCTTGTTCTGCGGGACCTACGTTATAATATCTAAAATAAGTTATACCTCCAGAAGTACTGGCTCCACTTCCTGTTTCGTTACTAGGCATTGTAATTGTAATTGTGAGAGCATCTATTACAGAAGTCACCATAAATTTTTTATCAGCAAAATCTGTAGCTGTAAAATTAGAATTAGTAATAGCACTGAAAGTTGTTGTATCACCAAATAAAATTATGTCTCCTGCTATAAAACCGTGTGCTCCAGCAAAACTTATAGTAACAGTAGGTGATCCATTAACCGTGCTAAATGCATTTGTAATAGCTGTGCCTAATGGATTAACTAGAGGATGTATATCATAATACACACCACCAGAATAAACATATAAAATACTGTTTGTACCAATAGCAGCATATTTAATTGAATTTTTATTAACAAAATGATGTAAACCTCTTGCAACACCTGTTAGTTTACTATTTCCTAATTGAGACCACCCACCTATTTTTTCAGGTGTACCATATCTAAAACGTACATTTTCACCATCAGTCCACTGTGACTCAGCTCCTGTAGATGTAACTTGTTTGTTAAAACCTGGTAAAAATCCTAATTTTTGTAGCATAATTCTACTCTACTTTATCAATTATTAAATTCCAAGATAAATTATTTAGTAATTCATCTATGTTAAAATCTCTTTTATTACTAGATTTAACATAATTATGCAGCTCTTCAGTATCAAATATAATCCATTGATTTATAGTTTCAAAAACCATTTTATCAGCTTTAGATTTAAAATAACCAACTTTACCAAAATCGTTTTCTTTGAATTTAATTACTGGACTTAAATCAAATTTAAGTTTTTGATTAGTTCTATTTCTAATTATTCCTTCGACATGCCAAAGTTCATCTTGGATTTCTTTTGAACTAGCATAGTTTACATTGTCTAATTTGTCAACAAATTTCATAAGTATTTACTTATATGTTATATATGTTATATAATTTATTAAACTAGAAAGCAAAATTTGTATGAAAAGTAAATACCTTTATATTAAAAATGTAGTTAGTAAGGATATGTGTAATTTTACTACAAACTGGTTATTTGAAAAAATGAAAAATTTTCCTTCTGATCCTCAAGTAACAAATTCTCCAGCGATTCATTCTAGAAATGATGAAGTTATGAGAGCATTATTACATTACGTAAAACCTAAAATTGAAAAAGCTACTAAATTAAAATTAAAACCAATATATTCTTATTCTAGAATATACATAGAAGGTGCTGATTTAAAACCACATAGAGATAGACCAGCGTGTGAAATAAGTTGTTCTCTTACTTTAAATTATAAATATAAAAATAAAAAATATTTTTGGCCATTATATATGGCAAATAAACCCATAAATATAAAAAAAGGAGATGCGGTAATATATAAAGGTGGAGAAATAACTCACTCTAGAAAAAAATTTAAAGAAAAAAATACATCATGGCATCATCAAATATTTTTACACTATGTAGATTTAAATGGACCGTTTGCTAATTTAGAGGAAGAAATTAATTTATGAAAAATTTTATAATTGTAGGAGGAGGAACTGCGGGAATGTTGACAGCTCTTTTTTGTCAAAAAGTTTTTCCTAAATCTAAAGTCACACTGATTAAAAGCGATAAGATAGGTATTATTGGAGCAGGTGAAGGATCAGTTCCTAATATAAATACTTTTCTATCTTTTTTAAATATAAATCCTTTAAAACTTATGTCGGAAACAAAAGGAACTATTAAACACGGCATTAGTTTTGAAAATTGGAATAATGATAACGATAAATATTTTCATTCTTTTAATGAAGATAGTGTATTTAATATCCAAAATGTTTTTGGAAATAATACTTACGGCTTTTTATTAAAACATTTATTAAATACTAAAAAACCTTTTAAAGATTATAGATACGTTTCAAAATTATCTTATGAAAATAAAGTAGATTTATATAATTGTAGATTTTCTTTACATTTTGATGCTAGACTTCTAGCAGATTATTTAGAAAATATTTTTAAACAAAGAGGTGGTACCGTTGTAATAGGTGAATATAAAGACTGTTCTTTTGTTAAAAACAAAATATCAAAAATAAAATTAATGAATGGTAAGTCGTATAAATGTGATTTTATATTTGATTGTACTGGTTTTGCTAGATTAATTAATGGTAAAAAACAAAAAGATAATTTTAAATCTTATAGTAAATATCTTCCTATGAAAAGAGCTATACCTTTCTTTTTAAAAACTGAAAAAGAAATAAAACCTTACACACAAGCAATATGTATGAAATATGGTTGGCTTTGGAAAATTCCTTTGCAACATAGAATAGGAGCCGGTTATGTGTTTGATTCTAATTTTGTTTCTGATAAAGACGCAATTAAAGAAATTAAATCTCTTTTTAAAAAACAAATTATACAAGTTAATAAACCTATTAATTTTGAAGCTGGAAGATTAGAAAACTCTTGGATCAATAACTGCATATCTGTTGGATTGTCTTATTCTTTTACAGAACCATTAGAAGCTACATCTATTTTCTTGACTATTTTTCAACTTGAATCATTACTTCATTTTGTACCTAGTTTATACACTTTAAATAAATCTGATATAGATATATATAATAAACTTATAAATGGTACTTTTGATGAAATAGTAGATTTTTTATATTTTCACTATTTAACAAAAAGAAAAGATAGTTCTTTTTGGAAATCGTTTAATAAAATTACTGAAACACCGGAAAAAGTTAAAATTATTTTAAACAGGTTAAAAAATAACTTTACTCATTTTGATATAATGAGTTTATACGCAGCAGAAAATAGGTTATTTTGTTATGAAAATTATTTACAAGTAGCAGAAGGAATTAAACTCATAAATAAAACTTCTAACAAATATTACGAAATAAAAGATTTAAAATCTTACGTTCAATCTACTAACCAAAAACTTAAATTTGCTAAATCCCATAAAGAAATTTTAGAAACGTTATCTAACAATAATAATTAATTAAATGATTTTAAAATACTATTATTGGTTTTATAAAGATGGGATATCTAAAGATATTATAAAAGATATTTTAAAAGAAACCAAAAAAGAAAAAAAACAAATAGCTTTAACTGGTAGCATTTCAAAAAAAGATTTAAAAAATAAAAATAAATTAGAAACCTTAAAAAAAAGAAGAGATTGCCATATTAAATGGTTACATAAAAAATGGATTTATGATTTAATACATCCTTATTTAGCAAATGCAAATATTTCTGCTGGTTGGAATTTTGATATTGATTTTACAGAACAAATTCAATTTACTATCTACGGTAAAAATCAATATTATGGCTGGCACGAAGATCAATTTGAACAACCTTACTATAGTCCAAAAGATAAAGATAGACACGGTAAAATAAGAAAACTATCTATGTCAATTTTACTAAATGACCCAAAAGAATATGAAGGTGGTGTATTAGAATTTGCAACCCCTAATGGAGTTTTTCAATGCACAGAATTAATTAAGCCAGGTTCTTTAGTTGTATTTCCTTCTTTTGTAAAACATAGAGTAACTCCAGTTACTAAAGGTAAAAGACTTTCATTAGTAGCGTGGACAATTGGATATCCTTATAAATAAATGAATTTAATTAAAGATAAAAATTTTTTAAAAAAAGAAAGTATAAACTTTATAGAAACAATTATTTTAGGAAATAATTTTCCTTTTTTTCTAAATAAAAATGCTGTTGTCAAAGATAATAATAACTTTATGTCCCATGTTGTTTTAAAAAGAATAGAAGAAAGAAAAAATAAAAATGAAATTAATTCTGTTTATTATTCTAATTTTATTAAAATATTAAATGAATTTACTAAAAAAAATAATATTAATTACAAAGAAGTATTTAGAATAGCTGTAAATTTTTCTTATAATAATAATTCAAAATGTTCTCCAATTCATGTAGATCATGAATTTCCACATAAACAATTATTAGTTTATTTGAATACAGTTAAAGATGCTTTTACTATTATATATAATAAATCTAAAACAAAAGTTTTAAAAAAAATAACACCAGAAAAATATAAAGGTGTTTGTTTTAATAGTTTTCCACATGCAGGTTTTTTCCCAAAAAAAGGAGAAAGAATTGTTATCGTTTATACTTTTAAGTAAGTAAGCTAAAAACTTGAGTATCCGGGTTCCAAACATAAGTTTGTTGATCAGATGTTCCTGTTGCTAACCATCTAGAATTATCTTCATCCCAATACATAAGATATTTATCTTCACCATTATTATAAAATTGATTTTCATAAGATGGTTCATCTACAGGTGCTTTCCATAAACAAGTGTTTTCATCTAAGCTCCAAGAATTAAAAGGTTTAGCTGCTATAAATGCATCTCTAGTTGAATCATATGTTCCACCAATACTTGCAGCATTTTTTCTAAAAAGAGTTCCACCGTTACTATGAACATTACCTATCATATCTATATCAAATAATTTCCATGTAGAACTTTTATTATGTATATTATTTAAAAATTGTTGTCCTTCAGCTTCATTAACAACATCATTTATTGAACAATTAGCATCGTCAACTACTTCTAAGTTTAAAACAACATTATTTGAATCTATTTCTGCAAAATTAGCCATAATTTAATTATTGAAATTTATACTTGATTAGTACAACTCCACTACCTCCCGGTACTCCTCCAACTGTATTATCTAAACGACCTCCGCCGCCGCCTCCGCCACCAAGTCCATTTGTACCAGGTGAAGCATTACTGCCATTTCCACCGCCATTTCCACCGCCGCCTGGTGTTCCACCACCAGTTCCTCCTGGTCCAGACCAGTGACCGCCGCCACCGCCGCCACCATAAGCTACTCCATCAACAGGAGACGTTACACCAGGTCCTCCGGATGCGTTACCATTATTAGATCCGTTACTTCCATTTGTTCCTGAAGCTCCACCGCCGCCGCCTCCGGCATCACCAGGCGCTCCACTTCCACCGTTTCCTCCGTAAGAACCAGATCCGCCACCTCTACTAGGGAAAGCACCACCGCCGCCGCTTCCGCCACTACCACCGGGTCCGTTAGGGCCTCCGCCACCAGAACCCCCACCTGGAGTTGTAACTGAAAAAACTGAAGAACTTCCACCCTGAGAACCAGAGCCACTGCCGCCACCGCCGCCGCCTCCGCTTCCAATAGATACGGGATAACCTGTTTCTGAAACAGGAGTAGTGCCTTGCCTGTAGCCGCCACCGCCGCCGCCACCACCGCCGTCTCTTCCACTACCGCCACCACCACTAATAATGTTATATTCGACAGTGTTAGAGCCTGCTGCGTTACCGTCATTGGTTACTGTAAATGTGCCTCCAGATGTAAATTTATGAATTTTAAAATCACCAGATGTAGAAATTGTTCCTCCTGTAGCAGCAACAAATTCTGCAGCTACAGCTCCTCTAAAACTGCCTATTGAAATTTGTCCTGAAGACGGAATAGGTCCTGCAACAGGTGAAGGTGTTCCTGGAGGAACTAAACCACCTCCAGCATAATATTCTGATATTTGAATTGGATTAGTGCCTCCAAACTCAGTTTGGACATCTGACAATCCGACGTTAGTAGTAGGAACTGCCACGACTTAATTCTCCTTATTTGATAAACTGTCTACCTTGTCTTGTAGTTTTTTAACTGCTTCAATTAATAGACAAGTTAGTCTGTCATATTTAACAGCTTTAATACCGTCTGGTCTTTGTGCAACAGCTTCTGGTAAAACTTTTTCTACTTCTTGAGCTATGACACCTACGTCTTTTTTTCTAACAAAGTAACCATCTTCGCCACCTCTTTTATCCATGTATTCTTTTTTCCAATCAAATAAAACTCCGTTTAATTTTTTAACAGCCTCCAATGGATCTGGTATGTTGGTAATATTTTCTTTAAGTGATACGTCCGAAGAATAAAAAGCAGTTACGTCATTAGTCGCTCTTATTTCTCCAGTTGTTCCTGAAGCTGCAGTTCCTACTCCAAAAGAATCTACCTGTGTGTCCTCAAATTCTACGTTGTCTGCTGTTCCTAATCCTATAGAAGTTCTTGCAGTAGCGCCAGTTTCTAAAACAAAATTAGAACCATCACCAACAATAAAACCTCCATTAGTAACAGCTAAACCTGCAACATCTGCTAATTGTGCATCGTATGCTTGAACATCAGTTCCAACAACTAAACCCGATAAAAGGTTGTTAAGTTGATAAAGTCCAGTGTTTGTTGCAACACCATCAAGATAAATAATTTTCCAACCTTTATCTGTTGTTGAAAAAGTAACTGTTGCACCTGAACCAGAGGCTGCTTTTAGTTGAACTGTGTGAGCACCTGATGTGCCGTTTTTTATAAAATAAAAATTTTCTGTGTTAACAGGAAATGTAACAATTTGATTTCCTGTAATTGTTCCTGTTAATTCTAAAACTCTTTGTTGAGCAGTACCTGTTAAAGCACCATTATCTATATCTAAATTTGTAGTTTGTGCACCACCTGCAATGGATATTGATAGGTGACCACCTGTAAGTTGTTCTATAAGATTTAAATTAGCGTTTGTTTTTGTTCCCCATGTACCAGCGTTTTCGCCAGTTGCCATTAGTTCTATTCCTAAGTCTGAAAATGTTGATGCCATACTTCTATACTCCTAATAAGTGTTATTTTATATTATCTATTCATTATAAAGTCAATTATAATTATGCAGGTGTTTTTATTGTATAACCTGAGCTGACTTTAGGTGTTAATGTTCTGTAATATTGAAGAATTAATCCAGAATCACCGACACTTGTTGTTGCTTGTACTCCTGTTAATCCCACAACATCTGCAGGTGTAATAGACCCTGTGCTTGCTGTTGATGAGACTCCTGTTAATGGAACTCCTATCTCTAGTGTAAGAGAACCTAAACTACTTGTTAAAGATTGTCCTGTAGGAATTATAATTTCCTGTCTTGTTATCTGCACATCTCCTATAGAAGATGTTGCAGACACTCCTGTTAATCCCACAACATCTGCAGGTAAAATAGATCCAACGGTAGAAGTTGCTTGTACTCCTGTTAATCCCATAACATCGGCTGGAGCGATACTTCCTACACTAGCAGTTGTGGTAACACCTGTTATGACAGGTGTAGAATCTATAACAAAACCTAGAGAACCAATATTAGATGTAGCTGATACTCCCGTTATAGGGATAAAATTTTCTATGGCAGCTGTTAATGATCCAACACTAGATGTTATACTTAATCCTGCTGGTTGCTCTAATTTATTAAATGAATCTCCATAAGGTTCTTCACCCCAACCATTTCTACCCCAACCAACTAAAGTTCCTGCATTATCAAAACTTCCAAGTTCTGTTGTTGAGCTAACTCCTGTTGGAGACACTACGGATGTTAAATCTAAAGTTAATGATCCTAGTGAAGAAGTAGCACTTACACCTGTTAATTCTGCAGTGATTAATTGAGCTGCTATAACACTTCCAACACTGGAAGTTGCACTTACGCCGGTTGGTGTAAATACTATAGGGCCTTGATCACCCCATTCGTTTTGTCCCCAGACGCCTGTGCTCCAAGTATTAGACATAAGGAGTTACTCCCTATGCTATTCGAAGTATAGCGTTAGATGCGTCTGCTGTTGGAAATTGAATTGTGAAAGTTCCACTTGATACAGTTTTGTCTCCACCAAATGCGATTGCACAAACTGCTCTATCAGCGTTTGTATCATTATAAATTAAACATCCGTTTGCTGTGAATGAAGCAGAAGTAAAACTAACATCTGCAAAATCACAACATGCAGTATCAGTTGATAAAGCTGGAGTTACACTTGTAAGTGTTGCACCACCTGCAGAATAAGCTGAACCTGATGTGTTTGATATTTCATTTGTTGCTGAATAAGCTGTTGTTGATTTATTTAAAGTAGCACTACTTGTGTATAAAGCTATTTTAAATGTATTTCCGGATGACGCTGTAAAATTATGTAATGCTTGTAAAACTTCTGTTTTAA